GTTATAAATATCACCTTTTGTAACGTCCCAGGCTTCTGTATCAGTTACCGGCTGTGTATTGTTATTAATGAGTGATTTATAAAAATTAGGCTCAACATAAACTATATCATCAATAAAATACGTTTTGCCCTCCTGATATAAAGGAAGGAAAGGAAAATCACGCATAAAATATTCCTTAAATTGTTCTACTGTTATATTTTCCAAAATATTGTCTGACATATTGTGATTTTCCTTTCATAGTTATCAGGTTATGTGTGTTGAAGAAATTTACTTTTTATCTTCGGCTATTGCTTTCTCTAATGCCTCAAGCTTTTTCTTAAGCTCGGCATTTTCCTTTTCCAGAGCCTCCTGTTTCGCTTTAGCTTCGATTTTTGCTTTCTCTAAGTCCTCAGGCTCGACATATTCAGTTACCCCGGGTATTTTAAGCCATATTTCAGCTACTTTTTTCGGCACTTCTCCAAAGTCACCGTTAGCTATGAAATAAGTTATGTTCTTGCCTTTTTCGACAATTACGTGTGATAGGTTATTACCGCATCTGTTATGTAATTTCATATTTTACTTTCCTCCTAATTACTATGCTGCTTCATCAGCGTAAAGCATTGATGTAGGACGTTTCAGCCATACACCTGTGAATTGTGCTTCTGCATCGGAAATCATATCTAATGCACCTACTGCATACAATGGATGTGGTGTATATGGTTTCGGAGTAAGCATAAGCAGGTTATCTGCTTCTGTATTGTAGAATACGTGTCTGCCTTTTCCGCCTGTACCTGCAGCATCGCCGTAGATAGAGTGTACAATTCTAAAGTCAGAAGGTGCGCCGGCTTGTTTGAATGCATTCTCTAATACCTGAATAACTGTAGGCATTCCGAATGTATCGCCGTATGGTACACCCAGAGCCATAAATGTATCTGTAGGCATTAACCAGCGGTTAGGTTTGATTGTATAATTAGAGTTTGCAAACGCTGTTGTTAGTGCTGAACCTGCAAAAGTCTTAAGCTGTGCTGTTGTCATGTTCTGAATTGCAACAGGGATAAGCGAAGTGTTGACAGTTACCCCAGGCTGGTTGAGCAAGCCAAATGTCTTTCCATCGCCAAGACCTTCAAACAATGTGTCTTGCAAGCCCAAATCCCAGCATTTTTTACGGGATTTTTCTTTTTCTTCTACAAGGTCAAATGTTACACGATTAACCGCTGCCATCTTAAGACCTTCCTGAGAAATAGAATATTTCTGTCTGTAGAAGTTATTAGGCGTTCTGATACCGTCTACTGCGATATCTGCTGTCGCGTCGTTATGTATACCTGTTGAAGCAGGATTAATAATGCACTGTTTAAACGGCGAGCCTACATAAGCACCGGTAAACTGGAAGATTTCACCGGCATAAGCACCTCTGCCGGAAGCGTCTATATTTATGTAGTCTGAGAGTGTGCCGTCTACTGTGTAGTATTTAGCTTCCACTATACCATCTACAATTTCAGTTATTGTGTCTACCGTCTGGACAACCCCGGCGGTAGGATAGTCAAATAAAGCGTTAACCGCTTTAAATGTCTGTTCTGCGTATTTATCCGCATCAAAAATGCTATTTGCCATTTTTATACTCCTTTGTTGGTTGATATTTACTTTTACTAAGATGAAGCTGCTGCTTCCATACCCGGCACAATCTGAACTACAATTAAGTCATTCACCGCTGATGGTGCTGTCCATGCAATACCGATATAGCCATTAGATGCAGTTGCTGTTGTCACAACCTGACCTGAAGCATTAAACTGTAATTTATCGCCAAGTTTAATATTAGCTGCACCTGCAGGCAGGTAAACAAAAGAATTAACCGGGAAAATAGAAATCTTATCATTTGCCGCAAAACCGGATTTAATAGAGTTAAATACAACAACCCCGCACGGTGTATCTGTTACAGCTGCTTTTTTTACAACGGTTACACCTTTTAAAGTTGCAGCAGATTGAAGAGCAACAACATCACCAGGGCTCAAATATGTGTTTGCCGCCAATGTCGGGTCTACGATACAGTTATGGATAATCGGCTGGTTTGGCAGGTATGCCGGCTGGCCTTTTGCCGCGGTCATCCTTCTATTTGTTAATGAAATACCATTTGTCATTTTTATACTCCTTATGTTGGTTGATTACTGATTAGTAAAGCTTTTTGCCGAGTTCTATGCCTTCTTTTTGCGACATATAGATTTTGCCTCTCGGTGCTTCGCCTTCAAAGAAAACGCGCTTGAGAGCATCCATTGAGTTTTTAGCCTTCTTGTTTTCAGCTTCTTTTTTAACTTCTTCTTTTAGATCTTCATACTTCTCTTTGGACTCTTCGTCTTCATTCTTAGCCTTGTTTTTACATTTATTCTTGGCTTCTTCGTCTTCTTTCTTTTCTTCCTCATCGTCCTCATTTTTGGCTTTGTTGTCAGCAGTACCGGCTTCCGATTTGTCGTAAGCCAGTTTTCCAGCTAATTTAGCAATAGTTCTGACATCTTCGTTATCTTCGTATTTGCCTGCAATAGCCATAATCTGACGAATAATGTCGCGCTTGTCGACATCCTCATTTTTAGCATTTTTGTTTTCGACTTTCTTTTCGTCGTCTTTTTCCTTTTCATCCTCAGCCTCATTACGGGCTCTCAGGGCGTCAATAAGCGACTCAAACAAGCCTTTTGTTTCCTTGTCCATAATTCCTCCTTTAAAATTGCGTATCCAGTCGAATACAGGTTGATATTTACTAGTCTTGAAATCTGTTGAATTAGATGCTATAATATTTATAGAAAACTCTTCATTGGCTCCGCCTATAGCGTGGACAACCCCTGAGGAGTTTTCTGCTGTATAGGTTTTATTGTTTAAGTTGTAAAAACGGTTTCCATTTTTATCTTCTCCGATTAAAACAGACATATTTTCTTTTTGTCCGTTAATAGAAACATAATGATTTATGCGGTGAAACTTTATGATACCGTCTTCTCTTGGATGAGATAAATCTTCCGCTCCTTGATATTCGCCTTTTTCAATGATATCTTTTAACGCCGGTATGGCTTTTATTTTATTAATATCAGCACTATTTGTATAAAATTTCTTAATACCAATATTGCTAAATAAAACACCTTTCAACTCGGGATTATCAAACTTTTTCCCCTGATAATTCTCTTTAAAGTATTTCAGACCGTTTTCTCTGATTTCTTCATCTGTAGAACCGAGTTCATCGCCTTTAAGCTCGATTGTTTTGGTACTTTTGTTATAAAAAGTTCCGACTTCACCGTTTGTAAACTTTCCTTCATCATCGCGCGGATGCTCGCTTTCTTTAAACTCATTTCTGCAAATAGCATTTTGAGCAACATACGCATTCACAGCAATATACGCCCCCTCATAGCGCGGATTATCAACTATCGCAAGGTGTTCGAATAAGCCGTTCAAAATCTCTTTATCGTACGGATTGCCATTGTGAAGCTTACCAGTATCATTTATTGAATAATCGGTAATAGCATATTGGCAAGACACATTGTAGCCATTCTCAACAAGCTCTACGGCTTTATCATCAGTTAATACCCCATCGCACCAGTACCAGCCGTCTTTATCGCTGAACCACATATTATGTACCTCTCCGACCTTGTCGGATTCGGTGATATTGTCCTTATGGTTAATTACTACAGGGCAGCCCTTGAATGTGTCAATAAACCTGTCGATAGTTTCTTTTTTCAGCAGACACACACCGAAGTCATATTTAACTAAGCCCGCCTGTAGAAAACGCGATTTAAAAGGTCTGCCTTTATCGTTGCCTTCACCGAGTATAATAGCGTTTATAGCTTTTGTATCCTGTTTTAAGCCCCAGTTAAACATTCTTTAGAGGTTCTCCTTCCATAATATTCAGGAGTCCGACATTATTCTGCAGGTCTTGAGCGATAGCGCCAATAAGGTTTTCATCACCCTTTGAGACACCTTCAACACCCTCAATCTCTTGTAGGCAATTGAGTATTAAGTCATGCATAACGCGGAAATCAACCGCTTCGGGGATTAAATCGGCTCCCCTCCTCAAATACTCGCTTGAGTGCAGCGGTTTAAATCCGTGCCCTAACAGACATATTTCTTTAAGCTGGTCTATGTAATCGTATAGATTATCTGTAAACCTGTCAGCAAATAAGTGCTGACCATAGAAACTTTCCCCTCCGCAGTTATAGTGTATATCCTTCGCATAGTTGGCTATTGCTAAAAGATAGCATATTAAATTGTCTATTTTGCCTCTGTCCATTGGTTGATACTCCTGTATTGATTGTACCAACCCGCACGAAATTTAAATTTGGGGAGGGGTAGAAGGTTATAAAAATAAAAAAATCCTAAAAACTCGTTTTTTTTAGGATTTAGCAAGCTGTAACTGCCCGTTTTTTATTTCAGTCTTTATAAGCGGGTTGTCATCGCGATATGGCACGGCTTCACAGCGGCAGCCGAAATCTTGTCCTGGCAAGCCTGTACGGGTTTTCCCTGCATCTACATATGGCGGGTTATCATATCTAAAAATTTGCCCATTAAGTTCGTGATGGCGCGGTCGTTCTCTGCCGTCTATAATTGTCCGCCAGATAAATTGATCAAAACCCATCTCCGGATAGGTTACGCGCTTGTATTCAGCAAGCATAATAGATGTTTCCTGCTGTGCAAGAAACTTAACTTTATCGCTCATTATATTGAATTCACGCTGCAGCATCTTTTCTATAGTATCCGTCCTGTAGCCCTTGAGTACAAGCTCCTGCACCCTTTGACGCATTTCAGGGATACGCTTCTCTGCAAAATTCTTGATATAATAGCGCATATTGTTTGTATAGCTCTGCGCTATTTCCTGCTTCTGGGCATCTGACAACTCCGGCTCAATAATATTAAGGTGCTTAATGTTCTTCTTAACCTCGTTTTGAGCATCATCAAGGATGGTCACAACTTCTTCATTAAACACCATTGATTCCACAATATAAGGGATATTGGCTTCAACTTCCCGCAAAAACACTTCCAGTTGGGTGATAGTATTCTTTGCATTTATCTCTGATTCTGCAAGTGCAACACGAACAGTCATAGGGATTTGGTTATAATCAATACGGTACATTCTTCTGTAACTGTCATACTTCGCCCCCCATGCCAGTAATTCTCTGGATTGTGCCGCAGTAAATTTAGTTTTAGCCCTGAATCCGCCCTCTGCATAATATATCCGCCCATCACGCAATGCTTGTGAAATAACATCTATGCTGTTTTTAGCCTTTTCCGGTTTGATTTCAAGCATATCAAACATGGGCTTGTAAATCCCTTCCCAAAGATATGAGAACAAGGCTTTTTGTACAAGCCATGTATAAGACTGTTTTATCTTGAAATCTTTAATGGCTGTAGGGCTCATTCCTTAACAATATCCTTCGTTTCAGTAAATCCCTGCTGCTGGCTCAATAATGGCATATCTTCAAGCTCACCCCGTAATGCCCTTGTATCCGCGACAAATAACTGTTCTTTTTTAAGGTATAACGCCAGCTCTTGCGGGCTTAAAAACTGTCTGTCATAAAGCTGTAAGGCATTTGCGAATTTATGGTCAGCTATATTCTGTTCATCAATAGCAGAAAGAACTCTTAAATTTTTCCAGTTTTTGGTTAAGTCAGGAAGTTCAAAGCCAAACTGTTGATAGCACCTGAGCATAAGAACCCAGTCAATAACTGCATCATCTGCGCTTCTGACTTCATTCTCTATCTGGGAATTATAGTTCTCTAAACTGTCTTCTCCGCTTCCAAAACCTGTGACACCTTCGCCCCAGAGTTTATTAACAGGCATATTGGCTGCACCCGCCATCATAATACGGATTTCTTTATTCATTTCTGCCAGCCCGCTGAAACTTATCTGCTTTTGGACATAGTCATCATTGGTGGACATCAGCAGTTTTGATTTATAATTCAAATTATTTGCAATCAAGTCGAGCATACGCTGTAAAATCTGGTTTGTGTTACCTGCTGATAATGCAGTCTGGAGTGTTTCAAGCTTGATAATATCAACTTTTGCTTCATCAAGAAGCTCAAATAAGACATTCCCCGCCTTAAAATACTGCGACATATCAGAAAACACCTGTTCTAAAACAGATATTCCCCAGCCGTTAACACGCTGCTTAATTATAAACGGAGCTTCTTTGCCTGTTATAGGGAAAATACGGCTTGAGTGGATACGTGTCAGCGTATTAGAACCGATAACACCTTTTTTAGCTTTTGTCCGCCCGTATTGATTAATATATTCCCACTGACCACCCGGGATATTAATATTAGGCTCTGAATATGATAATTGCCATCTATCCACAGCCATAAACTCTAAAGGTTTTTTATAAAGCGATTCATAGTTCAGAGGCTTTGATAAATCATCCCCGCTTAGTGCTATAAGTGCCGCACCGCCGTACAGCCGAGCCCACTTGCGTGCATTTTTTATCTGTTTTATATCTTGATTTTTATTAATAGTCTTTTCCAGCTCTTTGAGCTCTTCTTCTTCAATACTATCAGTTTCAAGGGTAAACCCGCCTCCTTTGTACGCGTCATCTACTGGTATATCAACCATTTTGGCAAGTACGCCGTAGGTCTTGTATAGATAGCTTAACAATATTTGCCACTGGCTAATCATAACCAGCGAGAGATTATTATAAGCATTCCGCGGACTCAAAGTCTGCGACCAGTTATCAAGCCCGTTTCCGCATCTTAAAGCAGTTTCCAAAGAGTTCTGAGCAGTAAGCTTTCTTGACTCCTGCTCGATTACCTGCATAATGTTATCATCCGCTGTGTTGGTTGCTTTCAGCGGTTTTTTGTTCTTATTTTTAGCCATAATTCAATCGTAGCAAACGGCTTGAAAATTAATTTACATAAAATAATCTAAAATACTAATCTTTGTCTTTCCTAAAGCTTCCTGAATCAAAATACCTAATGTATCAACAATATCATCGTGCTTATGCGACATATCACGGCTGAAAGCTTCACACTCTGAGAGTATATCAACATTAAAATTGTAGTTTTCATTTTCTGGTAAATATACCTGACCGCTTTCAATATATGGCAGCACGTTCTCTGCGCGGGTTAACTTGTCGGTTGAAGCTGGAACACCAATAACCGGTATACCGTATTTAGCGGTTAAGCCCTGAATTAATCCGATGCCGCTCGCTTTATCTTCTATATAGAAGCCGTTGCAAGTCAAACCCGTAACAGGATTTAGCTTAAACTGATTCCATATAGCGACTGCCATTTTCTCAAGCTCAGGCGCTTCCCATTTACCGCGCAGCATATCAAGAACATGTAACTTGTTATCTGTTGTTACACCGCCGGCCATAAATACGCTGTAGTCGTTATATTCTTTCGTTTTCATTGCTGTATCAGCTGCAATAAGTATACGTTTATACTGGTATTCTTTTGCGACGGGGTAATATCTAAAATATGCACGCTTAATTACCTGACCGCCTAATATAATTGGCTCTTGCTGGTATTGGGATAAAAACATGTAATTATTCTTTTTAAGTTCTTCAATACGTTCAGGGGTGTACTGTGAGGGGATTTGACATACTCCGTTTTCATCAAGCAGAGGTTTCTTAAGGGTGTTAAACCTGTATTTTTTCTCTAAAGTTCCGGAAAGGTCTTCAACATGCAGTCTTTGCTGAATATTGATAATCGGGACATAAGGGTTATTCAGACGTGACAACAGGGTTTCTTCGTAGTATCTTAACACCCTGTCGCGCATAGTTTGTGAGCGCACATCAGCAGGTTTGTTGCCGTCATCGATAATAAGCGCACCGGAGAACTTTTTAGCCGAACGCACGCCGCAGCCGTACCCGGTTATCTGACCTCCGATAGGACTAAACAAGCATATTCCGCCTTGATAGGTTGTGATTTTTTTAGCTGAATATACGTTTTTACCTGTGTAAAACTGTTTAAGATACTCATACCAAAAGTCATCTTTGGGGGTTATATCCTCTTCCCCTTCAATAGCTCTCGACTGCGGATACATAGCTTTGTATGCCGGATGTTCAAGAATTGTCATCAATTCTTTGGAGATATTCGCCAGAAGGCTTTCCGAATAAGATGTATAGATAAAATTCATCTTAGGACTGATTGTCCAGCAATAGGCTATAAAGTATTTTGCAAGCGTAGTTTTAGCACTTCTGGGCGGGACATTGATATTTTGACGCAACTCTTTACCTGCATACAGTTTTTCCATTGTCTGGAATAAATCCGCGTGAATAGGCTCAACAACAAGCGGGCGCGCTTCAATAATACGGAACATATAGCGCATCCAGGTTTCAAAGCCCTGCTTTAGTAATCTTTGCCCCAGAAACTCACTGTTTATCATTGTTTATAGTTTCTTTTATATGTTTATCTACTTCTTCAACTTCATCGGGGGTAACAAAAATCTTTTGTACTGAGGTCATTAGTGCTTGTTTCTGTTGGTTGTCCGCGTTATACCCGCCTGTATGTTTCATCAGCATATCAAGCGCCTTATTTGCTCCCTGTGAGTCGAATCTCCAGAGGTTATTCCCCTCTTCATCCTTAACCTGTCGTCCCATAAATGTTACAGGCTTAGCCTGCATGCACCTTTGCATAACTTCAACAATATTGGCAACAACTTCATCCTGCGTGATTTTAGTTCGCTCATTACGTTTTTCAATGAGCTGCTTAATGTATTCCTGAATGTTAAGTTTTGCTAAGTTTTCACTTGCAATATTGCGCGCCGTATTTTTGCTATAGCCTGCCCTAATAGCGGCCTGCGTAGCATTAAAATCAATAATAAATTCTTCGCAAAATTGTTTCTGTTTTTCATTTAAACTCATAACTTACCCAAAAATATGCTTAAACTTAGTTTTTACGTATATTTCTGCCTCTTCTATTGTAGCGCCTGCGTCCAAATAGCTTAAAACCGCCTGATGGATTTTCAGACGGTCTTCTAAATACATATTCTCAGTGCCGATAATTTCAGCTTCAAATACCTTAAAATTTTCACCTTTGTAGGTTTCACCCTGATATTCGTAAGCTTCATCGGTATAAGCATAGCAGCTGATGCGAAAAATACCTTGTGTGAATACAATATCCTCCTGACAAAAAACTGGTAGTGAAAAATAGCCGGCAAGCTTTACATACAAGTCTTTTATTAAAGTCCACGGGCTTATTTCTTCTTCCGTTTTCGGATGTTTCTTATAGCTGCCCCGTTTTTTTACAGGTTTTGTATAGAATTGGTTAATATCTACTAAAGAAATCTGCTGCAACATAAACCCTAATCAACGCAAATACACTAATTTTATATTAAATAATCTTTTTCCAAAATTACATCATTTAGCAGGACTACTAATTGAATAAAGATTTTTCGTTTTTTAGATAAGTGTATACTATTTTAAACATTAAAAAAACGCTTAAATAAAGGTTTTAAGTTTGCTCAATATTCCGTAATATATATTAGGAATTAAGAAAAAGGAAAGTGAGCAAAATGAAAAGTAGGTTATTTACTGATGTAAAAGGTTTTGTGAAATATATTCAAAAGAGGAGTTATTTAATAGAATGCTTAATCTTGGCATTGCTTGTATTTTCTATATACTACCAGGTGAACAGTTATAATCAAATAATGAGCAGAGTTGGGAAAGTTGAAAAGAAGGTTGACTTTAGATATTTCAATACAACAAGAAGTTTGGAAGATATACACGGAGTTGAAATTAATACAAAGAATGGGAAGCTAGAAAGATGATTATAAAGCTTGTTTTTTCTTCTTTTGACGTCTTAATTCATAAAGTGCTCGACCAATAGACCAGTATTGTGGGAGTTCATTAATTCCCCAGCCATTTATGAATGCGATATCATCAAACATATCACAGACAAGACGGTCACTTAAAGATAAAAAATCTGGATAAGTATCTGAAAGAGCCTTTAGAACTGTTGTCATTCTGGGTTTTTTATTTAAGGAGAGGTTATGTATATACTGCATTTTAGGTACTTCTATAAGTTTTTCCCAGTAAATTAATGTTTTAAGATAATGGTCTTTATTATTTTTATAACTTGTTATATTGAAATGCATTATTGAATTCCGCAAAGATACTAATCTACCCGCATAACTTATAACTTCTGCGTGTTTTGTATTGTCCATTTCATATCCATAAAAATTTTGTTGAAAAAGTTTAAATTTATAAATATTTTTATATCTTGTTAGAATATTCACAACATCAGAGATATAAGCATTTGCCATAAATCTTTTTAACTTTACTTCATCTGTAATCAGTGTATTTTCTATAAGTTTTAAATTTTCTTTTATATTATGGTCAAGACTTTTAATATAAGGTATTAATCTATAAAAAGCTTTTTCTGCGTAGGTTTTTTCAAGTGCAAATATTATTTTTTGTTTAAGTGTTAGCTCTACTTCTAAAAGTCTTTTATAAATCTTACTTAATTCAATTACATCATATCTATCAATCATAGGCTCATGTTACCATGAGTGATATTTTTTGCAATATGAAAAAAGCGAGAAAAACCTTTTTAGGGATAAGCCCGGTCTTCTCGCTATCAATTTTGTAACAACATTTTGCGGGATACACCCAATGTTTTTTGTAAATAAGTTACAACGTTACATTTATATTATGACATATTATACCCCAAATTTCAACCCTACTCCCCATACAACAGATAATCAATTGACACTTTAAAACACTGTTTCAGGCGATTTAGGACTTCCAAATCCGGTTCAATATCCCCAAGCTTTAAATCAATATAATCTTCTTCACTGATTTTGAGCAGTTTTGCCATATCTTTATCTAAGTACTCGTGCTTGTCTTGTAACTCGCCGAGCCTTTCGCCAAAATGACTAACTCTTTCTTTGACAGTAGTATCGTTCTGTCGCTCGAGAGTGTTGTCATCAGGCTTGATAAACATCTGACCTTGACCTGAAAAAATATAATTTAAATTAACATTATAAACATCTACTAAATATTCAAGTAATTCAAAAGAAGGCTTTCTTTCTCCTCTTTCATATTTAATAAATGTTGTATATGGGATACCTACCTCTTTTGCAAAAGAGGCGGCATTAGAATTTATATTTTTTCTTACAATAGCAAGGTTTTGAGCAATCATAAAAATTCTCTAACTAATTTACCCAAAATGGGGTTGACATATTTACCCAGTTTGTGTATAATTACATATGTAGTGAATCAAAGTGTAGGAGCCACAATGAATATACACCGTATTACATTCAATTGTAAGAAAGAAAAATATCGTAAATTCTACAAGCGCGTTATTGACAATGATCGCACAATGTCAGAAGTCTTGAATGAATTTATTGATAATTACCTTTCTCTTGAAGATAAAAACAGGGAGATTGCTTAACTAGTTTCAATCCCCCTCATTTAAATCGACATAGATATTATAACAAAACAAAGCCTAAATGTAAATTAATACATAGGCTTAGTTAACAATGCTTAATATTGCACATTTAAAACTTAATTTTTCTTATTCTCGTTTTCAAGGGTTTCAAGTCCTTTTTTAATTAATTGGACAATAGCTTCTGAACGCATAGCAATACGATTACCAAAGCGATAATCTTCAATTGCTTTTAGTAATTCTTCGTCAACAGTAATAGAAAATCTTGGTTTCTCAGTTGCCATAATAACCCTTCTCTATTGAGATTATAAGTGAAATAAAAAAAATAATCAATAAAGGTATTGACAAGTGGTGTACTGGTGTAGTATAACATTAATATACATCACTGGTGTACCAGAAAGGATAGAAATGAGTACTTCTAAAAAAAGACTATCCATAACCCTTCAACCCGAATGGGAACCAGTTATGGATAAACTAAAAAAAGATAAATTCTATGATAAACCGTACTCAAATGTAATTAGACATTTGATAGAACTAGGTTTAAAAGCTGTAAAGCACTAACAATGCTTAATATTGCACATTTAAAACTGAAAATAGTTAAAAGTTTCTTTGCGGAGCTTTTGTAATAAGGGTAAACTATTTGCTCCGCTTTTCTTCGTTGATTTTATCAATGAGTAAAGCAGCAGCCTTATTACTTATAGAGCGATGTTCTTTTACAGCACACTCCTCTAAATACTCTGCATATTCACGCGGTAGCGTTATTAATATTCGTTTATTAGTTTCACTTACTGCCATAGTGATATAGTAGCACAAAAAATATCAAAAGTGAATAAAAATGAAACTATTGACAAAGTGTTACACTTGATATAATATATAACTAGTTACACCTTATTACGTTTTATACTTAATGTAACACTTGTGAAATAACTATATTTACAGGCGTACTCTTTGTACTGCCTAGATTTTGAACATTGAAAAAGAAAACCTACGGGTATTATAAAGCGTAATAAAAGTACAGTTAACACTTCGGTAGTTAACTGTATCCGTGGTAGGTTGAGAGCACACTCAACCGGAAGGCACAGGATGTCAGACCGTATTAACGGCACGGGGCTATTAAAGCAAAAGAACAAGTTTTTAATATAGGCGGACAGGTTTTAAAACCTCGTGTCTGGGATAATTGCTTCCTTAGAAGCCGGAATTATTCCAGAGTCCGTCTCCTTAAGGACTTGAAAAATTTAACTCTCCCAAGAGTTTGAGCCGGTTCCTTTCTTAGATAGTTTACTTTTAACTCACCGGCTCTTTTTCTTATTTATTTTATCGACAATTCCTGAGGGGCTTTTGGATATTTTACATTCTGCGGAGTAGATTGATTATTAACTTCATTTACTCAATTGATAGTTTGTTCGTGCTCCCTCTTTTTTTTACTAATCAAAGAACAAAGAAAGGATTTATATATGACCAAAGAACAAGAAAAATTTGTTAAAGATTGGAGTATTAGTGATTATCAAATAATAGAGGATAACCTTACTGTTGGAGGATACCTCGACCTTAGAGGAACTAGCATTAAAACACTACCGGATAACCTTACTGTTGGAGGAGGCCTCGACCTTAGAGGAACTAGCATTAAAACACTACCGGATAACCTTACTGTTGGAGGAGGCCTCGACCTTAGAGGAACTAGCATTAAAACACTACCGGATAACCTTACTGTTGGAGGATACCTCGACCTTGAAGGAACTAGCATTAAAACACTACCGGATAACCTTACTGTTGGAGGATACCTCGACCTTGAAGGAACAAGCATTACAACACTACCGGATAACCTTACTGTTGGAGGATACCTCGACCTTAGAGGAACAAGCATTACAACACTACCGGATAACCTTACTGTTGGAGGATACCTCGACCTTAGAGGAACAAGCATTACAACACTACCGGATAACCTTACTGTTGGAGGCGACCTCTACCTTAGCGAAACTAGCATTACAACACTACCGGATAACCTTACTGTTGGAGGCGACCTCAACCTTAGAGGAACTAGCATTACAACACTAAAAGTATTTAAACCTAATAAGGATTTTATGCGTCAATTTAGGCTTGAGGTTGAAAAACAATTATGTTGGAAAAATGGCACATATAGAAAAATTGATGGCATTTTTTGTGAAGTTTTATCATCTAAAGGTAAGATTTTAAAGGTTAAAGTAGGTTTAAAAACTGCATATATATTCTTTAAAAATGATGTTTATGCTCATGGTAATACAATTAAGCATGCTTATTATGACTGGTTATTTAAAACCTCGGATAGAGATGTAGAAAAGTATAGGAATGTTAAACCAAACGAAGTACATACGCTTGAATGGTGGGTTATTGCATACAGAACAATCACCGGCGCTTGCAGTTTTGGTACTAATAATTTCTTAGAAAATAACAAAGAGAAGTATAAACCAGAAATGACATTAGAAGAAGTGATAAAAGCTACTGAGGGACAATACGGCTCTTCTACTTTTAAAGAGTTCTTTAAATAGTGATTATATTCCATGAATACAGTTATTAGCTGGTGTATTTCCACGACATACATTTTACATCGGCTTTTTAAACCCCTGAAAGGATTTTATTATGGTTGAAGCTTGGATATTAACTATATTTTGTCTATTCCTCTGTATTCCAATTGTGATAAGCGAAAGACAAAAACCAACACAAAGACAAAAGTATGATGCAGTAGTTAAACATATGCTTATGATTTATGCAGATGGTGACGAAATACCTGTGTTTATGAACAAAAGAGCGTGGAACCTAGCTCATAGAAAAGCAATACAGATTACGCAAGAAGGTAAGCTAAACAAGTGCTATGAAATGATAAGGCGCGGGGCATTATGATGCTGGGAAATCAAGAATGTGATGCGGAAACTGCATACTATTTAAAACACGGCACTAAGCCTGAATATAAATATAATTGTACTGCCTCACCTCCTGATTGTAATTGGGAAAAGGCCTATGAGCCAGACCCTTATTACTGCTGGCACGGTACAAGAATACCACAGTGGTTTGAGTAGAGAAAGGAATATTATAAATGTTTAAACGAGCAAGCAAGAAACAGCAAAAACTTAGATTATTATTAGAAGGTGCATCAGGAAGCGGCAAAACATACTCAGCACTAATAATTGCTAAAACTTTAGCAGATAGTCTGGATAAAAAAGTTGCATTCATAGATACGGAGTTTGGCTCTGCCAGCCTATATGCTGATAGATTTGATTTCGATACGTTAGAACTGACTCCGCCCTTTACACCCGAAAAATATATTGCAGCAATCAATGAAGCTTCTGTAAGTGGTGATTACGGAGTACTGGTTATTGACAGTATTTCACACGAATGGAGCGGGCAAGGAGGGTGTCTGGATATTCAGGCACAGCTAGGCGGGACTTTTAACGATTGGAAAAAAGTTACACCAAGGCATCAGAAGTTCATTAACGCTATTTTAACCTCTAATATTCATATCATAGGCTGCGCAAGAACTAAATCGGATTATGTTATGGAAGAGGGTTTGAATTCTAAAGGAAAAGCCACTACAAAACCTGTAAAGGTCGGAACAAAAACTGAGCAGAGAGAAGGTTTAGAATTTGAATTTACGACAATATTCCGACTTAATCAAAACCATATCGCGAGCGTTTCTAAAGACCGCACAAGCCTATTTGAAAATGAAGATGCAGTAATAACAGAAGAAACAGGAATAAAGTTATTAGAATGGCTTAACAACGGAGAAGCTATTGAAGAAGTTAAGCTGACAGAAGATGAAGAGGAAATGTTTGCCTTAATCGCTGAATATAAAACTCTTGAAGGGCTGGTTAAGCATTATAACTATTACAAAAATAAAGTTAACTCTATAGAAGAGTTTAAGACACTATGCAGTGAGCACAAAAAAGAAATTTTAGGAGGGAAAATATAATGACAACAATTGGATTAGATTTTAACGGAAGCAAGACAGACAAAAACGGAAACACATATTTTATTATAACGCCCAATAAAGATATAACTCCGATAGTTATTGATGGTACTAAACTTCTATGCTTTAAGCAAAATCCCAACCCGAAGAATGATAAATCGCCCAAATGGGTCTTAGACAGCTTTGTACCAATAAAAAAAGAAGACAATAATTCTATAAACGAGGAAGAAATACCATTTTAACGAGGTAGAAGATGAAGGGAGATTTTATTAAACTTTACCGTCAACTAACTAATTGGGAATGGTATATTGATATTCCTTGTAAAGTATTATTTCTTCATTGCCTTTTAAAGGCTAATTTTACTGCAGGAAAATTTGAAGGTAGAGAAATTCCTGCCGGGAGTTTTGTAACAAGTTATTCACATCTTGCAAAGGAAACCGGCTTAACCTTGAAACAAGTGCGTTTGGCAATAAACAAGCTAAAAAGGACAAAGGAAGTGGCACACTCGGCACATAGCTGTTATTCAATAATAACGGTTAAAAACTGGGATAAATTTCAAATTAAGGGCAAAGAAGAGGGCTCTCAAAGGGCACGCGAAGGGCAACAATATAAGAAGGAAAGAATAGAAGAGATTAGTAAACTAATCTCTTCTAATAAAGAACCAGCTGAAAAAAAGATTGAAATTGAGAGTTGGGTAAGACTAATCGATAGGTGGTTGGATTACAAAACATCAAAGAAGCAATCTTACAAAAGTGAGAGCAGTGTAATAGCTTTTATCCACAAGCTCATCAAATATAGTGAGGGAGACTTAGGAAAAGCGGACTGCATCATTGAAAACAGTATGGCTAATAACTGGAATGGAATTTTTGAACTCGAAAACAATACAATTTCAGCAAATTTTAAGAACAAGGACAAACTTTCTATAGAAGTACAAGAACGTCAACGAAAAGCGGTAAAAGAAGCTTTTGCAAGTTTGGAGGCATTAGATGAATGAAGAAATGAATTTGCAAGACATGCTATCAGAACTTTTACGGTTTTATCCCATTACTAATCGAAAAGACGAGGATATAGCCAAAGATATGATTACTTATCATGAATGTATACTGGAAAATGTCTACAAGTCTAACCAAAAATACGATTGGGAAAAGTGTTTAAAATACATCCTTACCCACAGGATTTATAAAACATTTCCTTCAATTCCAGAAATCCTAGAAGCATTACCATATTCCCTAAAGAAGGAAAAGGCAAAAAGCGAAAGCTGCGCAGATGAGGGCTTTTTACTTGTTGTAACACTTCCGAACGGTTATACCTACCATTTTACAGTTTCTTCTACAGGTAAACCGATGAGCGAGGTTAAATCCGGTTTAGAAAAAAAATTCGGGCAATGCAGTTACAAGATTTACCCAAAAGGTACGTTAATTATAGGAGAGCAAAGATGGGAACCAGATTAAGAAATGTATTAACCGAAGAGGATAAAAAATACATCTGTAGTAATAGTCAAAACCTAACGGTTAAAGAGTTATCTCAAAATATGGGAGTAAAAGAGGAAATAATACGGAGTTTTTTGTTTTATCACAAGCTTGAGTATCAAAAAGTATACCAGTCTTACCGTGAAACACTGACGCCAAGAGAAAAAGGAGTCATAGAGCTTATGGCTAAAGGGTTAAATAACTATGAGATACGTGATATTCTTTGTATTTCACTCGCTACGCTAAAAACCCATATTATGAGTATATACGGGAAATACGGATTATCAAACGATGGAAATTACAGAAGAAACTTTCCTGTCTTAAGACTGAGGGCAGTTCTTAAATATCAACAGGAAAAGAACAGAAAGCTTAAAGATGAGCTTGAGCACCAGCAAGTAACGGAGATCTTACAAGTTGAGGAAGAGTGGGAAGAATGACAGATAAAAACAAAGCTTCATTCAGGCTTATAAAGCAGCTTTTAGAAGAAATAGCCCGACAGAACGATAAAATCAACATATTGCAAGTATCAAACAGCACACTAAAACTTTTAATTGATAAACAGTTTCAGCTTTTATGCACATATGCTAATCTTTGCAGAAAAGAAGTGAGTACAGAAGCGGATACAAATTATATTAAGCTTATAAATCTACTTAAAGAATATGGATATCACAATTTATCCTACACACTACTAAAAGAAGTTAAATATACAAAATATAACTATGAGGGAATATATCAATGACAGATAAAGAACAGATAAACGACTCATTAAAAAATCAGAACAAAAATTTTAATGAGAATTTCACTTGTGAAAATAGAACAGTGATAATTGACGGCGTGGATGTAAGTAAATGTAAATACTTTGAGGATGGCGAATGTGGTTGCGAATATTATTTACGTTATGGTTATGAAATTACAATGTATGACAGGTGCGAAGCATATCCAAATTGTGACTACAAACAACTCCAACGCAAAACAGCAGAACTTAAAAAATATCAAGATATGGAAAAAGAAGGGCTTGAGCAATTCAAAGATGTAGGTGGATGTTGGGGATGTGGTCTTGAGCTAACCAACCAACAACTTTTAAAGGACTACACAGCAAAGACAGCAGAATGCAAGAAGCTGAAATGGCAAATCGACAAAGTCAAAGATTATGTTAAACACAATATGCAAGATGTTGACTGTGATAATTGGCTTGAACGTTTCATCTATACTTTTGAGGATTGGAAAAAATCATTACAAAATGATACCGACCACTACAAACAAGCCCTTGATGAGATTGAGAAAATCGTACAAGATTTGGGAGCTTTTACAGCATACCAAGAATGGCAAAATGCAGAGATTTTAGACATCATCAGCAAGGCAAAGGGGGAAGAATGATAATTAAAATAACTGAATTAACAGAGATTTTCTGTATGTTGATGTATGCGCTTTTCTTGGTACTATCTGGAATGTTTTTAGCAGGTGTATTTGCAACCTTTTTGTTTGAAGTGCTTCCAGATAAATTACAAGAATGGTATGAACAAGAATTACCTAAGAAATTTTTCACAAGGTTATGGAATACTTGTAAAGAGTTTCTAGAAAGGAGTTACCGATGACTAACCTATCAAAAGAACTGTGCAAGATTTGCGGGATTGAGCCTATAACTTTCGATTATGAACTGGCATTTAGAAAAGTCTACCCTGACTTTGAGCAGGCTGAAAATTTTGTAAAATTGCAAAAGCTTCTCATTGAAATCGGCATGGGCTTTGATATTCAGCTATTTGATTATCCTACAAAATTACAAATTCGTTTTTGTTGGGATGATGAAAATTTCACTTTTAAAATATTCGGTGATAGCTTAGAAGAAGTATTTTTGCGTTTTGCAATTCAAATATGCGAGCTTGATGACGAGGGAGATATCAAGCAAGCCATCAGAGCGGAGGAGTGGAAGTATGAAAAGTGAACTAATAGCATCAATAATTGTCATTTTAATTCTGTTTTTGTTAACAGTACCTAGAATTATCGCATTAAAGGATTATCCACAATGTATATGGACTAATAACCCTGTAATGTGTAAAGAATTAATAAAATTAAAGAGATAAGAGTATGAATAAAATTTTAAAAAACATAAAAGTCCCTACAGGCAATATATGTATTATGCAAGCAGAAAAGGGTAAACTTGAATTTGTATCATTGCAAGATTATGGCAAAGCAAAAAATATTAAAGCTGACTTTTTAGGTTATACAAAAGAAATAAACCAAGTACCACACGGTGACTTATTGCCGTTAGAAGAAAAATGGGTTGTTACTGTTTCAACTCAATACGGATGCTCAATGAACTGTAAATTTTGTGATGTTCCTAAAGTGGGTAAGGGCTTGAATGCAACTTACGATGATTTAAAAAATCAGATAATATCTGCATTATCTTTACATCCAGAAGTAAAAACTACTAAAAGGCTGAATATTCACTATGCCAGAATGGGTGAACCTACATGGAATGATAATGTTTTAATTTTTACAAAAGACGTAAGAAAGATAATATGCCCTTATATTGGTAGAAGCCTTGTGCATCCAGTTATATCTACAATGTTACCGAAAAATAATAAATTCCTTAATGAATATTTAAATAGCTGGGTAGATATAAAAAATGATTTATTTAAAGGTGACGCAGGACTACAATTTAGTATTAATACCACAAATGACAAGCTAAGAGAAGAATTATTTTCCGGTAACTCTTTGGATTTAGAAGAAATATCAAAAATTGGGAAAATGCTTGATCTGCCGAAGGGTAGAAAGTATACTTTAAATTTTGCAATAGGTGATGAATTTGAAGTGAATGCTGAAAAGTTACGTGATTTATTTAACCCTGAAAAATTTATGGTAAAAATAACTCCGATACATTTAACCAATGCCTGCAAGGAAAATAATATTGTAACAAGTAACGGTTATTTTGATTACTCTCCATATAGAGAAATAGAAAACAACCTCAAAAATGTAGGCTTTGATGTTTTAGTTTTTATACCAAGCATTGAAGAAGATACAAGCCGAATAACCTGCGGAAATGCAATATTAAGTAATAAGGGGTTAGAGAATGAACACACCTAAATACCTATACCACGGCAAGCTCTGCCCAGTATGCCAGATAGATTTTGAGCAACAAGCTATATTAATCAAAACCGACGAACTAAAAAAAGAATGGGTTAAGTTTGAACCTGCAAAGCTGATAAGAATAGAGCAATGGCGGGTTTAAATACAAAGACATAACTACGCTAGACGTAGTCCTTGGAGCAGATAACTGCTCCTAAAGCATAGAAAGGAATTCCCTCAGTTTCGAGGGAATTTTTGTTACATAAGTTAAAAAAACTTCATGAAGTTCATGAAGAAATTTGGAGGTAAGAAATGAATATAGATACAATATTTGAAGAAGAAATTAGGAAAGAATTACTAGATAAATTAAAACAATACGAAAATAAAATATATCTCGATAACGATGATGTGGTAAAAGAATTAAATATTACTTCTTCCGCTTATTTGCGTAAACAAATAAGCTCCGGTATGTACAAGGGGCTTTATGAGTCCAAACAAAATAAAAAAGAACATTATCGCTGGAATAAGTTTAGATTTTTCAAATGGCTTTATTCTGAAAAGATTAAAGCTATTGAGGTTGCATAGGAGAAATTATGTTAAAAAAGGTGGATAAAGGTATTTGGTTTAATACTGAAACAGGACATTATCAAGTAAGATTTACATATAAAAATTATAAAACAGGTGAAAAGACACGCCCCCATTTGGTAGCACAAATAAAGTTGGATGATGGAACAATTCGCTATGCCAAAGATAAAGAAGAGGCAAAACTCGCAATCGCTCAATATATTACTAACGGCGGTCCTATTGAAGTAATTGTGTTGAAAGAAAATACAGCACTTTTAAGCTTGTGCATTGAAGAATATATTAAATATTGCTGTACTCTGGGAAAAGCACGCACAGATTTAATTAATAATTACTGCGAATATTTTTTAAAGTTTCTAGCTGAGTATTATTATAAAGGGGATATAGAAAAGACTAAAAGGCTTTTAACAGTTGGGACATTAGTGCCTAATGATTTTTACAATTATATGGCTTACCGGCAACGGTGTAAAATTATGACTAAGACTAAAACAGGAGAGAAATGGACCGGGCGTTACGTTTCTAATGCGACAATTGCAAGAGAAATGAATAGCATAAAAGGCTTATTTCGTTATCTAAAACAAGTTGCCAAAGTAATTAAAGAAAACCCGTGTGAAGGTTTAGAAGATTTGCAGATAGAAGCAAAAGTTAAACAGCCGCCAACACTTGAACAGGAAAGAAAAATAATGGAACTTGCATCTAGTGACTTTGATTTTTTTGTTATGCTCATTATTCTTGATACTTTAGGTGTTCGCAAAGGTGAGGTTTTAAACCTGTTATGGGAAAACGTCCATCTGGAAATGACTCCAATTTTCCCATTTGGTTTTATAGATTTTGTAAAACGCAAGAATAGAAAAAACTTGCGTTTACCACTTTCTGCGGAACTTCAAAAGTTATTAAAAGAACTGCCAAAGGTTTCTAATTATGTTTTTACTAATCCTAAAACAGGTACAAAATACACAAACCGCTATAGAAAGCTAAACCGAATATTAGAAGCAGCGGGAGTAAAAGAGCTTGGAGTAGGTTATCATATATTCAGACACAATACTGCAGCAAATTTAGAAAGCAGCGGCGTTGAGGTTTCTGTAATTAAAGATATTCTTGGCAATAGTTCAAATGTCGTATTAAACAACTATCTAAACCAAGGGGTTAAGCGAAAACAGGAAGTTATTGACCTTAATAGTCAACGCATAAAAAAACTTACAACCAAGTGCAACAATATAAAAAGTGTCCAAGAATTGTCCAAAATATGAAGATATAACACTCGAGATAGAAATAAAAAGCCTAAAACACTTTTATAATAATAAAAAAAACTGCCTTTGACGAGATTTGAACTCGTGGCCTCTCCCTTACCAAGGGAGTGATTACATTTTTTATTTTATAAGAGTCCATTTTAAATGTCAAGAATTTATAAGAACTGACCATAATTAGCAAGAATTTGCAAATATTAAAAAAAATGTATTCTTATGAGATAAAACAAAATTTTATCAAGTTTTATCCAGTTTTATTACAAAAAGTGTCCAAGAAATGTCCAAGAAAAATATTCTAATAACAGGCTTATTTGCGACACTTAAATGAAAGAAAGCGAGGTTTTTATGTTAGAAATGGAATACAGAACAGAAAGAATTGTTCTATGTTTAGACAAAGGTATTATTGACGGGTTTAATTATGTAATTATGAGTTATGGAACTCATCCTTGCTGTTATATTCAAATACCGAAAGAACATAGATATTATAAAAAGAATTACGATGATATTGATATAAATTGTCACGGTGGATTGACTTTTAGTGAAAGTGATTTGTACTTTAATCCAACAGAATCTTGGTGGATTGGGTGGGATTATGCCCATGGTAACGATTATATGGGGTATTATGGGCTTGATTGCCTAAAAGGTTTTGACCACTCCAATGATAAAAAATGGACTACACAAGAACTTCTAAATGATGTGAAAGATGTTATAAAACAGTTAAAGGAGGAGCAATGCAGATATGGCAATAGCCTCTGATCTATCTATAACATTTGCAAAAGACCAGTTAGGGCATACAAACGAGCTGACCATATTAAGAAATTATGCAAAAACTAATAAATCAATGATTGAAAATGGGATAGATAAATTTGAAGCAATTTTCGAAAAATGTGAGCATAAAATAAAACACGATAAAATTTTATAAAATATTCAAAAAAAAGCCTCGCATTGCGAGGCTTGATAGTGTAAAATAAGAGAGAGAAAGGTGAAAAATTAAGATTAATATCTTTCATAATACCATTTGATTTTATTCCTGAGAAAATCTCCTGTTTGTTTTGCTGTACCTTGAATGTCCGGGAGATTCCGCAAATCTACCTTGCTTATATTTTGGTTTAGATAATTATTCCATGGAAGAAGTTTAGTTATTAATTCTCCTGCACAGTCGGCATAAGCTAAACTTTCTCCAGCGTTTTTTGTTTTATAATTCCTGCACATTTCGCCTATTTCTGCGTGCGTATAAAAGTCAGATATATTTAGTCTGTATTCTTTTATTTTTTCAGCGCAAGCTTTGTAAAAAGCTTCTATTTGCGGCTTTTTTATGGGAGTAGAAGTTGAGCCACCGCAGCAAGAGATATTATATGTAATTGAGTTCATACCGCCTGTTGATGCTGCCTGCCCTATAGCTTTACCGATATGCTTTATACCTTTATCGTCTATAAGTAATTGATAACTGTTTAAATCTATTGTATTTGGCTTGTAGCTAGACCCCGTCCAATGTCCGATTATATACTTCACTGTCATTGTCTACTCCTTTTGTATACAAAATCTTCCAACGTGATTACACGTTTTTCGATGCTTTCTATTGCGATATCAGTCTGTCTTATGTGTGAGTCAAGTTTTTCGGCGATGTTATCCATTTTTGCAAAGTGGCTTCCGAGAAAAATAAGACAGCCTGCAAAGGTAAACACCGCCCCGATGGCCCAGCGCTTGATTTCCAGAAGCACATTAAACATAAGGTTTACTTTTGCGGTTACGGATAAGTCATCCGGATGATCTGGGTCGCCGAAAAGAAATTTATTAATTCTGTCAAGCTGACCTTTTAATAACATGTGGTGCTCATAGCATTCCTGCGCCTGTACCGGTCTTTCTTCTGTCATACCCATTTCTCCGTCCAAATATTTTTTACAGCCTGCCATATATCAACTGCAAGATACATCAAAACAGCTTTTAAAGGCGTTACTTCTTCATTCAATAAAGCATGAAAGAATATTAGACTAGCAAGATTACGATTGTAATTTACTGTTTTAGGATTAGCTAAAATGTAATCGTGTATTATGCTTGCAGGTATATATTGAGGTGTGTGCGGGCATCCGAAGAAGAAACGCAATAGTTTTGGTATACTGCATCCGTCAGAAGTAAAACCGCCAGGTATCATTAACCAGAAGGTTTTCTTACCGACAGCAACTCTTACAGGAGCACTACGCCTTACTGTAAACGGAGTTTTCCGGTTAATATAATTAAATTCCAGTTCGTGTTCAAAATTATAATTAACAAACATCTAGTTATTCTCCAGAAATATTTTCAGAAGTTTAGCGAATTTGCGTTCTTCTTCGTCATTAGCAGGGGTAAAACAAGGGTACATCATGATAATAAGGTTTTCAGCTGCATCTATCCCCTTACGTTTCCTTTTAAGTTCTTTTAAAATCTCTGTTTCTGATTGATGTTCTTTCGCCTCTTCTGCATAGCGGAAACCGTTCTTTACGGCTTCCGCAAGCTTCTCAATTGCCTTTGGTACATCAAAAGCCATACTATGCTACTTCCTCGTCAATTTTATCTACATAGGATAATACGATTGGTTTTGTTGCGTTAATTACCGGTAAAAAGGCATCATCTATTTTATTAGTGCTTGTTTCGATTGCAACGTTCACAAGGTCATACGCGAACTCGACAACGCCCTCAGTTAAAATTTCACCGTGTTTTTTACAGCATTCTACTAATGTTTTTTTCATTTTGTCATCCATCATAGCCTCCATTCTCGCTTGTCAGCGTTTTAATTATCTGCTTTCCTTTATAATAGCTAAGCTTAGATCTTAGCCATTCACCCGCTTTGTCATACAGGGATTGAAGTTTATAATCCGGACTTTCACGGACTAATAATTTACTGCCATTATCCAGCGTTATCTGCGTCAGTTTCTTCTGCTGTATCAGTCGCTGTGTCCACCTCATTTTCATTGCCGGTTCTAAGGTAGGGTTTGCAGCGGGAGCGCCCGACCATACCCTATTTACTCCCGGTTGTATCTTCATCAATCCAATACCTCCACATAGCCGTTTTTGTGTCTTATTATTCTTTTATCGGCAGAAAATTCTTCTATTGTTGTTGCGACGGCATTTGCTAAAGTTTTGCCTTCAAGAAGAAGACCTAGGAGCTTTTCTTCTTTATTCTGCTGTATCTTCATCTAAAACCACCTCCAGTGTTCTATCTTCTGTTAATGTCAAAACATCTTTACGGCTTATATAGCCTTCACAGCTCACAACTATATCAACAGTACTGCCGTATGGCACTGTTATTTCACTTTGGATTTCACTGTTAATCTCTATAACAGCATCTTCCGGTATCGCATTAACTTTGAGCTTGCAAGTTGTCAAATACCTGTAATCGTTGGTATCAAAGAACTTATCTAACTGTTCTTTTGTAAACCCTAATATTGTACCTACTGCATCAATGTATGGATTGCCTCTATAAAAGTTATTAGCCTTAAGCTCGATTTGTAGAGCTTTAATATCAATAGCGGCTTTTTGGTTTTCTACTAGACAGATAACATCATTAAAATCAAGCCCTTTAGCTTTGTATATAGCTCTTTCTACGTCGGCAGCAGTAAGGTTAAACATTGCGATACGCTCGGCTTCTTTACGTGCCTGTTCTTGCTCGTATTCTTGCGTGTTATCTATAACCTCACCGTCAACAAGTTTTTCGTATGGTTCCAGGGCAAATAACTCTCCATTTACACTTTCCTCAATTTTTCTTCCGTTTTGATGGTTGTGCAGCACTATAAAATCTGCACGTTGCTTATCTGTATACGGTTGTTCTAATTTGTAAACCATTTTACTTCCTTTCATTTTATGATTTAAGAAATATAGCCACAGCAATACCACTGATTGATTGTCATAGTACCAGTTCCTGTTATCCATCCTCCAAAAGAAACAGCTTCAGCTGTTTTGTTGTTTACAAAAGGGCCATTCCAACTACTGCCATTTCCAAAACCTGAATTAGCAAGTCCCATATAATTTGTATCTTTATAGGGCTTTAATAGATTTATTACTACTATAGCTATATTATTTGTCGCAGAACTAGAACCGCCGCTGCCCCATTGCTCACACCAGCCATCAGAGTATACCCTATAACCGCTCGTACCGTTAACATAGCTTTGCACGAGATAACCGCGCGATGGCGCATTGATATTAGTTATCTGTTCTTGCATCCTCCCTGCGTCAATCAGGTTAGCATTCTGGACCGTTTCACCAACATAGTAGTAGAGAGAGCCGTTGCCTCGGGCGTAGATGAATCTAAAGGAGTTTGTAACTCCTGCAGCATCATAATCAATAGAAAAAATGTCGCCTCGTTTTACTTTTAGCAGTATGCTCGGGGTTGAACCGGAATAAGTCCCGTAACTAATATCTGCATAACCAGAGCTTAGGTTCGTACCTTTAACAAATTGAGTATTGGATGTATTTAGTTTTTCAAAAAAGACAAATCCGTTTGCCACTGCAGTATATTTTGTACCACTCGCTTGAAGTGTCAAATCTATATATCTATCACTCACTAAACATTCACTACCATCCAGCAACGGCAGTCTAAACGTTTCTGCAGAGGTATTAATTTCAAAGTCGTAGTCTGTAATCCATGCTGCAGGGTGTAATATACTTGTATCCTTACTTGAATCTCTTGTTACCGTGTAAGACGAGCTTTCAAAAATTGAAGTAAAAGTAAATCCATTTGAGGTTAATGTTTCGACTGTACCATCAAAAAACATTGAATTTACGCCAGCATCATACCTATATACTGATGCACCCACTACTGGACTTTCAGTAGAAACCCACCAATAATAACTAGATGAATCAGTAGCTATAAAACAATAGCCTTCTTGGCCTTTAAACCCTTCTACCCCTTTATTAACATTTTCTAAAATCCAGTTGTAATAGTCAGCATAAACAGATTTAGGTTTGTACTCACCATCAGATTTTAGCCTGCTGAGATTATTCGGTTCTACATTAAAATACTGGCTCATTCCAAAGAAAAATGGATTATTCAGCTCAATCTCATTTGTGATATTGACCTCTGTTTCCTGACCTGTGGCTATCTGGATGTAGTAAGGGTACTGAATGGCTTCTTCCTGTACAGTGTCAGTGGCGCCGTAGATTGGGTTAGAACGAGAAGCATCGAAAAGAAGTTCATAATCTCTTTCAACTTTGCCATCTGTGGTTCTTGGCAACTCTCTTGGTACACCTCTATAAAATGCGCCAGTTGCGTTAGCCAAGTAGCCATGTCCATAATAAACCATCCCTTCAATATTGGGCAATCCTGCTTCAACAGTCATACCCAGATTTTGCAAATCTAATAAGCCCTGAACATTAACCACAGCTGGAAGCCTTACACTTTCAACAGTTTTCTCATCCTCTGCATAGTTGAATACAAACTTACCAACCTGACCGTAGTCGCTAAGGGTTTTTGCAGCCTGCCAGTTCTCCTCGGTTGTAAGCAAAGATGGATAAAGCGCAACAATTTTCTTTAACCTTGTCAAGAAACCTTGAGTATTCTGATTAATTGCTACTATCTGACCGTTAAGCCATCTACGCAAACCTTTCGTTTCATCAATATACAAGGACATACCGATATCGCAGACCTCAAGACCGCCGCTGCCACTATCTCCAGCTTTGAACGGTGTCCAATATATTTCTTCTGTATCATCTCCAGGTGAATGATTAATATTTTCATCGAGCTTTGATTTATAAATAACACCGCCCACCTGACAAAAAGAGTTCAGATAATAAGTTGTACCGGCATCCCACTCAGGAATACCCTGCTGAAACAAATAAGCAAGCTGTTTAGAAAAACCATATTGGACAGCGTTCATTTCTTCCATAAACGGCGCTTCGTTTGCAGCAACAGCAGCTTTCCAACCCTCTGTATAAGCTTCTGACTGTAATGCTTCTATATCATCATTATAAACAGGGGTGCCGCTTATCATACTTCCAAATACTGCAAGTTCGTCAGTATCAGCATTCCCTGCAAAAATCTTTTGTGTTTTGCGCTCTATCTTTGTCATTTCTTCCCCTTAATACCATCTTGTTTTAACCCGGCATCCTATACCTGGTGACTGTACAGTGTTTGACTTGCCAAAAACCCCATTTGAACGTGATGCATCAAAACCTACACGATAAAACCGTCCTTTTGTACCATCAGCCCCATCCCCGTATTCACTTATTACATAAAAGGCTCCTGTAGGATTCAAAGGTGCCTGACTGGATTCTGTTGTGGCAGTCCATTCCCCTAAAATATTTGGCAACCCAGCCTCTATATAACCAAATGTATTACTTCCCCAGAAAACCCTATCTTTAAAATTAGGCAATACAAACGTTGTACTGCCATCACCAGCGCCGTATGTTGTACCATAAATATTGAATAGGGAGGCATAAGTAGTCCTTGATACAGTTTGGCCATCAAGCCAAATTTCGTTCGGAAAAAGCGTGTTACTAAGTGTAGGCTGCGGAAGCCCTATCTCATAATTTGCAAGCTGCAGGCTCCCGTCTGACTGGAATACGCGCCAATAAGCATCATTAGTAACCGCATTACCGGTATTATCATTAGTTAAAGATTTATACACGGTTACATAGCCCTGGTTGTTAGTAACCTTAGCTAGTGAGCCGATATAATAAGTCGTGCCGGCATCATATTCAGGAATACCCTGCTGAAATAAATACGCAAGCTGAGTTGTTACCGCAAAGAAAAGCGCATTCATATCCTCCTCCCAGGGGGACTTATCGGATAAGACTGCGCTCTGCCATCCATTTAAAAAGTTAGTATTTTGTATCTGTGTTAAATCTTTTGTATAAACAGGTGTCTGGTCTTTTGCTGTACCAAATGCAGTTACTTCCAGACTTCCTGACTGATTCGCAAAAACTTTCTGTGTTACACGGTCAAGTTTAGGCATTTATTGCTCCTTTGGTTGATACTTACTTGTTTATTTTTATCCCTCGGGCGTCACAAGCGAGATAAGGTTCTCTTTTGTCAGCCACGTACCGGTTTGACGTTTGTCTTTGGTTGAAAAACCGACAACCGTCTTATTCATTATACCTTTACGGTTGAATCCGAAAATTTGAGAAGGAGAAGGCACTCTAAGTACATAATTTGCACCGATACCTTCGGGGGCTCTGTAATACCCTAATTGTTTTGCTGCTAACGCCGCCAATGTGCGTTCTGCTGACACAATATAAGTAATGGTTAAATTATGGTTATTCTTTAATAAAACATCGCCCTGAAAAACATTCCATAACGCTTCATCAATCCCGCGTTCAGAACCCCGCATAACATTTACAGCGGATTTGAATTTGAGCAGGAAGCGGTAATCATTATCTGGAAGCGAATATTCACTCTGGTTGTAATTCTGTATTGTCCTAAAATTCCCGCCCTGCGGTTTCCCCACTGTGGAAAATCCCACAGAATCCTCTCCGTCATAGAACTGGAAAAATATCATATCATTATAGACACCCTGTACAATCCTCGGACAGTCAAGGATTTTGCCTATTATATCAAGCTGTGGACCCTCTGCCGTATCGATATCCAGAATATCCTGCAGCTGGAAAATTACACCGTCACCCAGATAAATATCAGCACCGATTTTGATAGTTTCACGCGCCTTTGGTTTATTACGGTATTGAAGGATTAATAAATCCGCATAATAATTTTTTACATCCTCTATGTCCTGTGTATAGTCAGGCATTTTCAGCTCCTAAACGATTGTTAAAGTTATATTCTCTGCTGCTATTACGAAAAATTCATCCAGACCGGCTGGCACTGCATATTCGACCCAACTTGAGTTATCGGTTGATATTTCTACGTTATAAGGCGTACCGGCATCACCTATTGTCTCTTTTATTGTACCCAGAAGCGTTGAACTCTCTGCCCTGCCGCCGATTGTGTATTCCGTGAGCGCAAGCTGTTCCTTGATATAGTTCTGGTCTAAATCGGTTGTAGTAAAGTTTTTAATAGTGGCTCTTACATACAAATTAACAGCAGACGGCACATCATACAAAACTTCTACTAAATCGCCATTAATCTTTTGCACCCAAACAGTCTGCTCACCCTTCATCGGAATACCCGGAGGCAGGTTGTTGTAAATAACCCGTCCGATATCTTCCGGCTGTCCGCCCTGTACAATAACCCAAATACCGTGCGCAGGGATACCGTTAACTACCATATTTGTACGGTTATCATATACTTTGCACTGTGTAACGTTTGTCAGATTGAGCATTTGTGATTCTGTACTCTCATCAAACCCCTGAGAAGGTACTGCCATTGCCTGATTTCTTCTCAATCTAAATTGTGCGGATGTTTCACCGGTTGAACCTGTAATATAATTTCCTGCCGGATTATTAACAGAAGAAATACCCTTAACAATTGTTTCCATAACATTGATTGTATTAGGTAACGCTGTGATACTTCCTAAATCAGCAGCCCTGAAATTAAGCGAATGCACACCTGCCTCAAGTTCGGCGGATGCTGCAAGTATCCATCGGTTTCCGTTTATATCTCTTACTGTGTAGCCTGTACCGTCAGCACTCTCGATATTAGCGTCAAGCCCCTGTAAGCTGGTCGATTCGTTAACCGTGACATTAACATAAGTGTAGCTGTATGTATACGCTTTTATTATCAAGCCGTTAAGCTTATACAAAATCTGCTGCGGAATACCTATAACTCTATCCGGATCAAGATTGTTATAAAACTGGGTAAACAGGTCTAAAATGTCTTTTTTTTCCTGCGCCAAAATATTAATCCACTGCCCGTCCGGACTGTTTTGTTCAATATTGATGTCCTGACCGTATACGCCTTTAAATTTAGTGATTAAGTCCTGGCGTATTTCTTCCAGAGATTGCGTAACAAGCCCGCTAATCCCGATATAGTTTTGTGCCATAAGGCGCTCCTTTGCTGGTTGATAGATAATCTATATCCAGCATAACAAAGAGCCTGAAATTCCCTTGACAAAACAATAAAAATAGTAAATAATGAAAAAACAGGGTAACCGCAGTGCAATTGCGGTTTCTTCATACCCTACAGGAAAATCAAAATAATTTGTAAAGCCGCTATCAATGCAGTGATGGCGGCTTTTATTATTCTTTCCATCGCTTACCTCCTTTCTTAGCAAAATTTCTTCATTAATTTTGCGGCTAAGCGGAAGTAATGGTATTACCCTACCCTGCATAGCAAACATATCAAAATAAAAGCCTATTGTCTAATCGGCGTTACTTCACCCTTATAAGATTGAGAATAAATTGTCTGTACATCGTATGTGATTCTAATCTGCCTATCTGCATTCACAATTAAATCCACGCTGTTAATACCTGTTACACCGTCCGTATTCTTAATTACCTCCTGAACGGCATTCTCCAGCCTGTCCTGGTAGTGATAATCAAGCAAATTAAACCAGTCTATACCCTCATTAGTTGCAAAAAAGCAATCCCCGAGAAACGACAGTATGCGGGTTTCAAGATTAAGCCCTATCTCCTGATTAGCAGTAACATAATTGCTTTTATTAGCGCCCCATGTCCAATCGTGGGCAGAATCAAGATTTCTAAAACTCATTGTAACAACTCCTCAAACTGTGATTTTAAATCAGTAAACGCCTGTTTCGCCGCAGGTGTCAAGACTCCTGTATTTGTAACTACTGCTATATTCTCACAGGCTGTTAGAAACGCCTGAATTAAATTGGCAAGATTTTGAGTGTTATTACCTATATTTATCTTTTCACCTATGCTAATCAAGCCCTGAGCTGCCTCGCCTTGAATATTTTTTAATTCTATTCTATCAGGATAAATCTTTATATAGGATTGCTTCTTAACTTCTTCTATGATTTTTTGGTGAATAAGTGTTATAGCTTCTGTGTCATAATCCACCATCGGATTCGCAAGAGTAGTAAAAGTAGTCAGGGCTACACAGTCCGTAAAATCGTGCATTCTTGTCGTGTCCGGTGCGTATAATTCCCCTGTCTCCAGGAATGAATCTATGTTTCTGTCCATAAAAAGCAGAAGGCAGATTGTTCCCACAGGGTCAGGCATTGTAATATGTGCATTTCCAGCACCTAATATTATGAGCGGTATATCTGTTATCGGAACAGGCGTTATATTCTGCTCATTGAATAGCTTGACCTGCATTAATTGTACTGTACATCGCTGGGTTGCGGGGTCAAATTCAAGAATTTTCCCGATATTATGACAATTGAGGCGTGACATTACCGCATTTTGAGCTAATGCCATAACCCCGTTAAAATTTATTTGTGATTTTTCAACCTGTTTTATTTTTGCTGTCATATTAATAATTTCCTATATATCTCGCAGGGTTAACAGCTTCTTTGCCTTCCCTAACCTCAAAATGTAAATGCGGCCCTTTAGAATTTCCTGTACTTCCGACAAGTCCTATATGGTTTCCGGTATATACATTCTGTCCTGGATTTACCAGCCAGTTATTTAAGTGCCCATATAAACTTGTAACAGTTTTTCCGTTGATAATGCCATGGTCAATTATTATTGTTTTACCATAGCCTTTTATCCAGCCTGTGGTAATAACTTTACCATTTGCTGGAGCGTTAACAGGAGTATCAAAAGATGCCGCAATATCTATTCCTTGATGGTTAGTACTGGCACCTTTTATTGGAGCTGTACGCCTGCCAAAAGGGCTTGATATACTACCTTGTACAGGCTTTTGCCATTGACCGGTAGTTGCGACCCCGCTCTGAACTGTTTGTGTCGCTTTGGTGAGTGTTCTGGCATCTCCAGGCAGGATTGAAAGAGTAAGAGAGGTTATTAATTTCCCGCTAACAACCGGACTTATTACACCTTTATGTTCAATCTTTACAACCCTGTAAGATTGGTTTAGCCACGTTTGGGTATAACTCAAGAGTGTAACCCCCTGCCCTGCCCTAATCTGGGGCTCAAAGAGCATATCACACTCGACATAAGCATTTGCACGTCTGGGGCTGCCTAATAATCCGCTTTCATCCGATATAACCAGAACTTCTCCGGGGATTAAATCTCTGTCACCCAGTATGTTAATCTCATCATTGTCAATAAAAATATTATACCCGCCGTACTCACGCCCCAGAAGGTCAAGAGTCTGACCGATAAAGGTTTTATTGCGGGGTAACGGCTCTATATCCGGAGTAATATATCCGACAGATATTTTACCGCTTCCGCTTGTCGCAAGTCCTAAAATGTCTTTTAGGGTAGTGCCTTTGGTAAAAGTCGCATTAAGAAAACCGTACTCATAAAACTCGGTACTGGCAGAAGCTAATATCTCCGTTATAAACTCGGTACTCCCTCCCTGTTTTTCGGAGGTACAATTCTGAATGTAACCGGAAAAAACGAGCGGCATATTTTCACCATAGCCGGCGTAAAACTTCATATAAATATACTTTTTGCCAAAGTTCCACATATCAAGCCATAACCGTGCCTGATCATTTCTGCTCAGGTTTACAAGCTGGAATACTCCCCGATTCTGTGTCTGGTATGTACCCGAAGAGATATGAAACTGGCAGCTAAACGGATAACTTACTGTTAACTTATCACGGGGAATTAAGTCCCGGCCGTGTCGTTCGCCGATTTCAAATTCAGCTCTGTAATTCCGTTGGAGTTTTAACATAACTCCATTTTAGCAATAATGGTAAAAACGTTTTTATTCCTTAGCTTTAAACTCTTTGATTCTGTCCCAGGTACGAGGTTTTAACCAACCATTATATTGATCTTCTTGAAGATTTAACTTATTAATAAGGAATTTATTATCTGGTAGTGCCTTTTTAAATCGTTGATATAACCTGTCAACATCCGCAGTTGTATATAAAAGATAAGTGCACGCAAATGGACGTGTCCAGTCATTACAAATATCTAATTGTTTTTTTAATAAATCTAAATCATAGACACTGTTTGGGTCAATATTAAGCAAATATACATTATTCATGACACCCGTCCTCTAGCATGCAAGTATCATCTTTAGCCCGCGGAATTTCTTCTACTTCTAAAAGTGCATTTTTATCTTCCAGCATACCCATTTCCATCTTGTGTATTTCTAACCTAAAGACTTCACTTTGTAATAATTCCGGAGATTTAATACTGTGGCACGTATATATAATCCCCCATAAAACTGAATATAAAAGAATCAAACCGATACCAAAATACTTAATTCCAATCTCTTGACTATATAATATTAAAACAAGCGCTAACACACCTACAATTAAAAAAACGTTATTAAATGGCGTCATAACATTTGTCTTTTCGTGAGTTTCAACCTGTATACCGTGCTGTCCAATGCTCAACTTACTCATACCTCATGTATATCATGTAATAGAAACTTTACAAGCTATTTTGTTTAACATAATAATTCCCTTCTATGGTTTGGACATCCTTGCGAGTTAATAAATATACCGTTGCATAGCCGTTTGAAAAATCATTTAAGTCCATAGGTTCTTCATCATCCTGAGTATCGCACCTTAAACCGAACGGCAAATAATTCCGGTAAGCTCGTAAAATGTTGTAGCTGGTAGTAAGTCTTATATTTTTATAATCATAATCGCCCCATTTTACCCCGAAAAACCAGCCCAGTTGATTTTCTTTGTACTCAAATTCAAGCGTCACGGTTGAGCCGTCATCTAAAATCTTTTCTATTTTTTGCTTTGGTTCTGCCCCCAGCTCATTTAATTCATACATTATACCGCCTTAGCCTCCGAACCTTTACTGATACCTTTATTAACCTGTTTCGCAAGCTGGCTTCGGGTTCTGCCTGCTGCATTGTTCAGGCTCTCAAATCTTGTCTGTGCGAAATTCATTTGTTTAAATGTAACCGTAAAACTTGTTATATCAGCATTGCTTTCACGAATAGGCAGTACTTTTTGTATCAGCATATTGTCATATCGTTTCCACGTTGTCTCAACACTAAATACAGCTTCTGCTTTCCATAATGCTTCAAAAAACAAAAATGCCCTTGTCTGTGCTGATTTGAGTTTATATATATTTTGAAAAAGTTGGAATAAATCCACTCCGTTTAAAGAGTTCCAAACAGTATTAAAACTCTCGCTTAAAGGTATATTTTTGTCATAAGAAGAATAAAAAGCGGCTAAACCCTGTCTAGTTTCCTGGGCCTGCACCCATCTTTGTTTAGTCTGTATTGTTGCAGCGTTTAGTTTTGGTACAAACTGCTTGCAAAGAGATAGAACCGGCGTAACATTTGCCAACATATCTTCTATTTCATTAACACTGTAAAAATATTCACCCTGATACCCGCTAAACGTTAAAGTTATCGGACGTCTCGCAATATGGTCTTGTATAACAGAATTTGAGTCAGTGTAATGGTCTGTTATATCACTCTCCATATTAACCTGTTCAGATTCCGGTACGTGGAATTTAAAACCGGCAATACCTGTTGAGGATAAGACATTCACAACCGCCTCACCTATATTGACGTTATCCTGCAGCAGGCTGCGCGCCATCGAGAGTTTATCCCCAATACCATATTTAGCGTTAAAAGATGTTAAAAAAGCATTTAAAGTAGTCATTAACTACATTGTAGCAAAGTGGGCAAAATCTATTGGGAGAATGTGCCGTTAAGAATAGAGATAAATTTTTCTTCTTTTGCATCTAAATCTGATAAATCCATTCTGTTACGGACATCTAGCGGCAAGTTTCTCAAGTACTCTATTTCCTGTAATGCTTTTATATAATAATTTTCTGCTTCATCATACTGTTTGAGGTTATAACAAATATCTCCTAAACGTTCATAATCTACTAAACCCACACGAGACTTGCCAAGTCTTTGTTTTTCCTGTACAGTTAGCAGAGCATATTTTTTAGCTTCTTCCATCTGCCAGGTGTTAAAATAACATTCTGATAAATAATGATAAAGCCACATAGTACCTTTTTTATCATTTATATTAGTACTTTTTTGGTTGGCTTCAAGTGCTTTGTGATAATAAGTAATAGCCTTTTCATAATTATATTGGTTCTTCTCTTTTTCTGCTAGGCCCCAGTAGTAATAAGATAAAAAAGATTGTTTTTCTCTTGGGGAGAAGGCAGCGCACTTTGTGTAATAGTCATTTATTTCGGTTTCCTTACCTGCTTGTTTATTTATCGAATAATCTTGTAAAGTTGTATCATAGAGCTTTTCACATTCTGATTTGGTAAGTGTCTGACGAGTTTCTGGCTGGGCAGAAGTTTCCCGCTTCTCTCTTTGTTCAGGTTTTACAGGTTCATTATTAGAATAGTAAACAATTAAGCCTTGTAATATAAATATAATTAAAAATACTATAATTACCGGTATGATAATATATACCCAGTCCTTATTTGAGTAGTTTTTTATTTCTTCATTTATTTCTTCTTTTAATGACTGCTCAATGTTTTTTTGCTTTTCTTCTTCTTCATATTCCTCAGGGTAGAAATTCTTGTATATCTGTTGTCCTGCAGGGGTATTGAATGGAACTACACACCCACGGGCCTTACATTTAAAACAAAAATTGGAAGCAGGATTTCTGCTTGTAAGAATTAAAAATAATACTTCAAATGCAACGACTATAAATGCTATCGGGAAAAATAAGCCTATAACGACAGTTATACCCAGACACCATTGCCAAAATGTCTGAGCACATCCGCCCGAGCGTCCTATTTGATATTGCATACTGCCACAATTTCGACAAATATATTTCATATTGTTTGAAAAAGAAGTATTTATCATTTATCCGGCTCCTTTCTGTTAATAAGGATATTTTAATCTTCTATCTTTGCAAAACTTTTTCAATTCATGCGGTGTAAATTCCCTAAAATCATCATCCTGAAATAAATAAACTCTGCAATCAGGAAAATCATCAAACCAGCGCTTTTCTATAAAGTTAACTATCGGCTCATCATTTTTTATGCTCCAGTTATAAACATTTATTATATCCTCTATCGTACAGAGTTTTTCTCCTACAGGCTCATTTATTCCGCTAATTTTTATAAGGGGTTTGGGATTATCTTCGGCAGTTCTGTTGATTATTTCATTCCGATGGTAATAAGTATAAATACGTCCGGTTTCCATGCTTTGAATGGCGCTTAAAACTTCTATGTCATACTTCGGAAAGCGTTCTTTTAATACTTTGTTTTTAATCCGATAATTCCAATTTTCCCACATATAGCGCATTATTTCTAACCGGTCGTTTTCTTCAATATTTAGAATCGTTTCATAGGTGCATAGTTCTTTGTAATTAGAGGTAAAATAATTAATAATTTCCTGCATTTCTTTTGAGGCGTCTATAACCGGAACTTGTTCTTTACTTTTTTTTCTTCCAATTTGCTCTTCAATAACCTCAATATTTTCTTCTTTTACAAGAATTTTTTGTTTATCAGAAGGACGTGTACGCACATAAATATAATTACCGCAATATTTACATTTTGTTTTTCTTTGCGGGAATTTTGCCAGTGCATAGCCGCAATATGGACAATTCGGAGTGGTAACTCCCGTTTGGCTCGTGATTTCTTTTCTCTCTGTCAGATTCTTATCTCCTATTACACAAGCCCAATAAACTATGTACACAATCCAAGCTGTGAGAAGTACAAACAACATAACATCCGGATAAGCTGAATAAAAATAATAACCTGTGATACTCACTATACCTAAAGGAATTGAGGTTATCCAGAATTTTTTCCATAAGTTATATTTTGCGACATTACCCAAAAACATAAATACACCGGCAATGAGCATTACAACTAAACCGATAGCATAACCGATAAGAGCAACACCCGCATCACTACTTTTTCTACTCATTCACACAACCTTTTTGTGTAATGTATCATAAATTGCGCAGAGTTTCAACCCAGATGGTAGTATTAAATGAGGAGGGCAGTAACAATGTTTTTAGAATTTATAAAAGAAGTTTTAGCCACGGAACAGACAGAATATGACATAAAAAAAGTAACCCTTATTATTGAAGAGAAAAAAAAGGATAATGGCGCTGTTAACAAAACAAGCACGTATACTTTTACATAAAGAAGTTCAGTAGACTAACATTTGTTGATGTTTTAACTTGTTTTACAACTAATAATAAATATGACACGACTTATGAGAGAATAATAGCCGGTATTTTGAGAAACAAAGAGGGTTAAAATAACCCTCTAATCTCTCATAAGCTGAGGATAACAGATTTTAAAGTTTATCGCAAGCTTTTCACCTTAATTGTTACAATAGTCTTAGGAGGTATTATGGCAGAAAATAATCCGCAGGGCGGAGCGCAAAACAAACTTGGTGAACTCTTTGTAGAGTTTGGCACAAAAGGACTGCCATCACTGTTAAAGAATTTAAACTCTGTATCTGCCAGTTTTTTACTGGGGAAAAATGCCGCAACTCAATTCGCCGATACATTAACAAAACCCTTTAAAGAAGCCGGTAACACCGCAGTAGGTATTGGCAAAATGGCAAATGCTCTCGGAGCAACTAACCGTGAGTATCAGAAGCTCGCAACCTACGTAGAATCAAAAAATGTAAGTAAAGGTATTTTAGGTGATGTTGAAAGATTTAACGATATTTTTACTAAATTGCACGCAGGGCTGGGCAATCTGCCTGAAGGTATCGGAATAGAACTCGGAAATCTCGGACTATCTCCTCAAGATTATCTCGGAGATTATGAGAGCACGGTAAAATTACTAAATGACATAAGAGATCGTACAAACGGGTTAACAAAACAGGGGCGCAACCTTGCATTCAGCAATCTCGGTATGTCCTCCGAATGGGGGTATCTTTTTGACCGTGGAGATTTTAACCTTTCTGACGCTTTTTCGCTTCCGGATGATGTGATTGAAAAAAACACAAAGGCCGCTGAATCTCTGGCGGAATTAACTCTTGCATTCGACCAGCTTAAAAGCCTGCTGGCAGCTGACTTTGCTCCCGCACTAACAGAGACGGTTAACACACTCAAGAGTTTTGTGCTTAACTTTGATAAAAATAAAGAGAATATCAAAAAAACAACAAGTGTAATCGGAGGAGGAGCAGCAGGCGCAGCCGTAGGATCTGTCGTGCCGGTTGTCGGTACTGTAACAGGTGCTATAGTGGGAGGTGTGGTCGGAGCCGGTAAATATGCAATAGAAAACGCACATAAATCCGGTAAATCTAACCAGGGAGAAATACCTCTCTGGAAACAATTAACAGACTTCGGACGATATAAAGACGGTGCACCGACCGGCGGGGCTGCGCCAGTTCCGGATTTTATGAACACACCTGAAGCAACTACACCGCCGGGGATGAATAATCTCTCACAAAATATTACAATTACAAATCAGAATAATATTACCGGTGACAATGCGCAGGAAATCGCAACGGAAATTGCAAGAATCAATGCACAGGACATTGAATACACCCAATACCAGCTCCAGAACTTGACGGGGATTTAGTAACATCCGGGATAAACTTCATGTTTGTAATCGAACCAAAGAAATTTAAAATTATGTCCCTCTCTTATGACAAATACACGGCTTTAATTAATCAGCAGTAGCCACTCTTGTTATAAAAATTTTTTCGCTTTGATTCTCTATTATTTTAATCACAGAAGGATTTTGTAATGTGGCCATACAAGCATGATGCACACTAAGCACAGCATCTTGAACCTCTTGATTATCTTCTAAATTCTCAATGATTAAGCCAATTTCCTTACATTTTTGAGCTGACAAATGCCTTGAATGTGACTTTGTTTCTTTATGACTAGCGATTTTATCAACCACACCTTTTGCCCGTTCTCTAGCCTGATCTTCCGGTAAATCTTTAAACATACAATCCTGTAACCAATTTGTAGTTATTTCTTCTGACCACGCAATAGCTTTTTCACATTTTTCTAAAAGAGTAGGAGTATATTTCTGAAATATATGAGCCCAGAAAAATTGACTTGCAGGATTTTGGGCAATTTCTTGGATGCCTCTATCTCTTTCTTCAATAATTCCTAACGCAGGAACATGACCTATATTAGGCACATAGAATTGTGGATCTATTGGTCCCAGGCTAGATTGTTTTCCCATATGTATTTTTCTACAAGAACAAGCTAGCATTGTACCAGCCGACATTGCAATTTGAGGAACAAAAGCTTCAATATCACAACTAAAATATTCTCTTAAATAATTAACAATATTTTCTGTAGCTGCAATATCACCGCCGGGAGTGTGTAAAATTAAATCCAACCCTTTGTTTTTGTCCATTTGATGTAAATTAGTCATAAAACCATCTATATCCATATCTGATATAGAACTTTCTGGTAAATTAGGGTTTTGTAACCAACCAGAATAATAAACAATTGTATTTCTCCCGCGTAATTCAGAAAAATTCTTTATATATTTTCTGCGAACTTTATCAATAGATGATCCTTCATCCTCGAAATGCTTGATTTCATTTAATATTTGAGTTAAATCTGGCATAATTTTGCAATTACATCTCCACTAGTTTGATTATCATTATAAATAAAGTACTTCACTTCTTTTGACTGATTGTTTGTCATTTCAGGAATATAAATATTGGCGTCTTTAAAATCTTTTAAAATATTTGCAAGTATATCCTGTGACATAATGACCTCCATACATAATTATAATTAATAATTTTTTTATTTCTACATAAAATATTCCATTATTAGTAATTATAGCAATTAAGAAATATAAATTCATAAACCTAATGATTAAAATATTGTTTAGACCAGATGGTCTATTGCTTTTAATATAAACACTTCTTGCTGTTAGCCATAAAATGAAAGTGTACTTTCATCACCTATTTTTATCTCTATATAAATATTCTTCTAAAAAAGCTGTATTATGTCATTTTTCTCTTGTCGCAATAGTAATTAACAGCCCTTCATCCTAACTTATTCTCATTTTATTTTCCCTTTTTAGTATTCAGCACTCTCACCAGTTCCGCATATTTTGCAAGGTAGTTTTCATAATGGATTAAGTCGAGAAACTCCTGTGCATTCAAATTTCTTATTGTGTTTATATCTCCATACCCTGCCCGTGAGAGCTTCATCGCCCAGACCTTGAAGGTATCGATATTGTACTCAACCTTTGGGAGTTCTAACTCTTCAACAATAGGGATTCTATCGCACTTGAAACGGTATGGAGAGCCGGAAAAAAAGGGCGGATATTTTCAACCGCAATAAGTGTCATAAGCGGGAAAAAATCGCCCCGTGCTCTTTCATCTCTGTCAAAAATCTCTATATTGAACCGCTGTTTATCATATATGACCTTATCAGCACAGCCCTTTATCGCCTCAAGCACATATTCCGAACCAATAACACTTAAAAGCGCATCAATGTTTTTTGTGAGTACTGCTGCAATGCTTTCACCGTCTACAGCCGTTATATCTAACCCCGCACCTTTGCATTCGTGGATAATTGTTCTGTACAAATACAAAGCATTATCCATTGGCGCGAGGTTCAGTTCTACCATTTTCCCGCTCTTTAACTGGAATTTTAACATTAGCTTAAGCTCCTTTCAGAGTTACCAAACCGCAACATGTATACACTTACTACCTGGTCGGTAGAACCTGCAACATCCGTTGTTTGTACCGGCTGGTCTCCCGGTAACCCGAAATAACACTCTACCGTGTCGCGTGTTACAGAACCGTCTGAATGAGCAACATTCTTTGTAAAACGCATTGTTAGCGGCTTAAATCTGAAGTCTCTATTTTTCCATAAGTTGTAATTCTCATTAAACCTTTTATCATCGCCGGAAGCTTTGACAAGTCTTAATGTTAATTCTCTTTGCCTTCCTGGCTCATTATGTGCTCCAAGAGAATTACCGTTATAACCGGTTGACGTAGTGCTCAGGTTGTTAGGTGCTGTAAGTTCTGCGACAGTGTTGTCTGCAAAATCCGTGAGCACCCACTCCCCGTTGTAATCTTCCGCGATAATAATATCTTGCGCTGTATAGCTATCTACCATATTAAAATCTCCTATGCTTCAATATATATTACGATTGAGGCTGAATGCACTGCCCCGGACTCTTTGCACGCGACCATAAACTGCGGCGCCCGCCTTTCTTCACGCTCGCTCTGTGCCTGTTCCGCTACCGGCTGATGATAGATGTAATACCCGCATTCGCGGATATTTCTCAGGAAATCCTCCTGATTACCAAAGAAATCAGAGCTGTTCCATTCACCCGGTGCAAGCATACCATTTACTACTGCCTGATTACAAACATTTCTTATTGCCTTTACTATACTTTCAAGTCCGGCGTCTGTCTGCGGTACTTTAGTGCGTGTTGTCGCAAGTACGTTAAACACTTCCCTCTGAATAGTATTAACAAGCCAGATACGGTTAGTAACCTGATCGAAATACATACCGTTCTGTTTGTTAGAAATAACCTTTGGCAGCCCCTCCAGAGATACAAAACAATCAGCACCCACCGCAGCAGCCTGAGCCAGAATAGTTTCATTAATATTTGTATCCGCTTGTAAACCTGTTAGGTCTTTCAAGTTCATAGTTATTGTGGTGTTGCTTCCGCTGTAATTAACCGCAAAGCCCCTTGACAGGTAACCTGCAGCAAATAATCTGGAATTAAGAGCGGCTGCTTCGTCATCATCGCCCAGAGTATAAAGCAAAGGCTTGCAATTAGTATAAGACATTATTCTAGAGAACAAGCCAGTAGAAGCTGCCAGTGCCGAGGCGTTTGAAGCTGGAACAGGGAATATTCTGTTTTGCATTCCTTGAATTGTTGAGCAGGCTGTAATTGCTTCTTCGTCACTCAATGTCCTTGTAGTCAATATGCCTTCAAAATATATCTGGCCGGCTAATCTTGTTACTGCTTCTGAAAGTGTTTCAGGTCTTGTACCGCTCTCTGCAGCTTCACCCGATACAGCAGTCGCTGCCGCACCGTTAAGGTATGACGCTCCGTACAAGTCTGTACCGCTTGAACCGGTCATAGCTGCTATAGTCACGTTGCTTGCGGCTCCGGTTGTTTTAGAAACAAAAAGTAATGTATTATCAGCAGTAGCTGTGATTGTAATATCAGTGTACTTAGCTTGTATAACTTCTGCTATTTCTTCCAGTGTTGCTGCTTCCGAAAAGTCAAGTCCTGTGACTTGTTTTGCCGAACCGTCAACAGTAAGATTAATCACCCCGTTAGTTACAGAAATAAAATTTTCTATATTTGCACTCAGATTTTCTGTTGTCAGCGTGCCTGAAGTTGCAGGGTTGTTATAATCCACTGTCTGGTAATTAGCGCCTATAATATAACCGTTATTAGTTAAAATATTCGGAGTCTGGGAATAAATCATATTGGCCTGCTGGGCTATCTCGGTATTTGTACCCCACTGGTTAGCAATACCGGTTGAGGTTCTTGAGATAACATAAGAGCCCTGATAAGGAATTGCCGGCTCTTCGTCCGTCATAATCAGAATTGTACTGAGTTTAAGCGGCTCTAAACCCTGCGAAGGTGTTACCACAGTAGCGTTAACTACATAAGTAATTGGTATCTGATATCCTGCTGTCATTAGTTGATACTCCTTTGTTGGTTGATATTTTACGGTTCTATTTTTGTTATAACTTCTACTTGACTTGTATTAGGGAACTTATCGAAATAATCTACTGTTTTTATCTTAGCAAATGAGTTGAAAACTCTTACGCGGCAATCAAATCTGTTAATTCTTGAAGCTGCTTCTAAAAAAGAAGCGTCGTAAACATCCCCCAGTAATGAAATATGCACGTGCTCTTTTGCCTGTACCTGCTGTGCATATGTACTTCTGAATGCCATATGCACCTCGTGTGCCCGCTCTCTGGCCTCAACCCCGCGAGATAAAAGCGAGATTATAACATCCTCAGCTACGTTCATACTCAGATGTTCTTCCAATCCCTCATCAGTAGAAACATATTTAACATTGTTGCTTATTGGCCGTCTTTCGCCATAATGCAGGACTACAAAGAGCTTGTTATCCTTTGGCAAATCCATATCAGCGTTATACGCCCAAACACGGGTCTTTGGAAGCTCCATTTCATTAACAAGTATGTTTTTAATTATCTCTAGTGAATTAGCCACTAACGTCTCCCTCCAGCTGCTCTGCCTGAAAAGCCTCTAATAATGTGTATCTGATATACCCGTATTCTGTCCAATCCTTTTTAGCCATAACCTTATAGCGCTTTTCTTTATAAATTACAAACTGATTAGTGTTTAATTCCACATTCGGTAAACAGTGAATTTGAAGCCATTCCCAAGCCCATGTACCCTCGGGTAATATTTTTAAGTCCTTATCGCTCGGAGGTCTTACTACACCTTGTGTTTTTATTAATGTAACGGTTTCAGACACCCAGTCCACACCGTCACCGTCATCAGCTAAACTGCGGGTTATTACCTCAAACTCAACAGGCTGAAACCAGCCTTGAATGGTTTGAGCCATGTTAGGAAGCCCCGTAGTATTAGATAGTGTTGTATTGTGTTGTATTAAGTTCAATTTTTAACTACCTCAAAACTTATGGAATGACTTAAACCGCCGTGCCCTGTAGTTATCAGAGTATTAGGACTATACCCCATTCTTTCTTTATACCGTACTGTGCGTGCTGTCAATGGCTGCCAGCCTTTAAAACCGTTAGTAAATGCATCTTCGACAATAAGTACCCCTGTAGAACCTATCAGAGTTAAGAAATCTTCAGGCGTATTCTTCTCAAAATAGGCTTTCCAAAGTTCCTTCTTTTTGCTTTTTACCAGTTCTCCGAGTCTTTCCATTAATGGGTCATACAGAAATGAACGGCGCGGCATTTTTCTTGTTCCATATTCGTGGAATGTACCAATCTCCGCATTGGTTAAACCGCTTTTGCTATCGTGTTGTTCTTTTGCAGCAGGGCTTATAATCCCTATTTTAACTGATTTGTCACTTTTAAGCCTCTTAAGCATTCTTTCAAGCCCCGATAAATCTGCCTTAACACTATTAGCCATAAGTCGACCTCCCAGGTGAGAATAGAATCGTAACAGAAAGGTAAGGTAGTATGAGAGATAAATACTTCACACCATAGCCATTCTGTGAATAAATACCATATAACGGGTTATTCATAAGCCAGGTAGGAAAAGAGTAGCTCTCAGATACATCACCGACACTTTTTGACGCGACATAACCGCTAAAAGTACCGTTAACACCGCTAGAGGCGTTTCTTAAGTCCATTACCAGATAAAAAGCGACAAGATGTAAGTATATGTTAATTTTTTCTGTATCATCTGCTCCAAACGCGGGATTTGCAGTAACAATAGCCTGTGACATTGCCTTTTGTATATCTGCGTCTGTCACATAGTTATAAATATCACCTTTTGTAACGTCCCAGGCTTCTGTATCAGTTACCGGCTGGGGATTGTTTTTAATGAGGGGTTTTTAAAAAAT